TATTTAATGTAGGATAACTTCCACTAAGTTCAAATCGAGGATCACCAACATAGTTGTCAATCTCAAAATTAGAAATAACAGAAGAAATAGATGATGATAAAACGTTATCTATTTCATTTTGAGGTGAGAATGAAATATCAATCTTGTGATAATCAGTTGATCTAACTGATGTAATATTGGTTGATTCTTCTTCAAGACGTACATAAGGAGATAAAACACTTCCTGTAATTTGAGTAGAGATAACTCTAATTTTATCATTATTACTATCTAGTAATGTATTTTGTTTAGTATTACCACCATATTCTTTAATAGGTAAAATACTACCTGTAATACCAAATATATTAACTAAATGATCTAATCCTTTATTACTACCCTTTGAGCTAAATAGTAAAGGAATATTATGATATATTCTTTTATATACTTCAGCAACTAAATCTTTTTTAGGAATATTGTTTAAATTACCAATACTTCCACTATTAGCTCCCAATAAAGCTAAATCTAAATCTACATCTGCTTTACTATTATATAAATGAACTCCTAATGATTGTAAAGCATGGAATACAATATCTTTAGATATACCTTCTTCAAGATTATTCTCGTTCTTATATAAATCGGTTACTGATTTTAAATAAATCCATATATTATCAAAATACTGACCCATCATATTAACAAATGTTAAGTATGGAGTATTTTCTGGATCTTCAAGAAGATAGCTAGGAATTAATTGTATTAAATGGTCTTGATTATCTAAATCATAATCTTGTGCTGCTATTATTCTATTATTATACCAGTTAGTAACAACAGATGATGTTACTGGTTGTAAAATAAAAGGCTTTGTACTTGTTGTTTTTGGATAAGCGTATGAGCTTGATTCAAAATACATATATTTTTCATACCCATCAAATCCAGTAATAATTGAATTAATACTTGATGAATAATATGCTAATTCGGTTGCTTTATTTGCTAAATTACTAGAACTTACAATTGATGATGTAATTTCATAATTCTGAATTGTAGTAACTTTACTTACAAAATTTGAAATTCTACTCTCGGCTGAACTAAATCTAATAAAATCATCAAAATTTGTATAGTCTGTATTAAGATCAATAGATCCTTCTAAATACTGATTAATAAAATTATGATTAGAACCTGTTAATTGATTAACTAAACTATTGTAATTATGGTAAGGTGTACTTAAATTATTAAAATCTACTTTAACACTAAAATTAGGTCCTTTAATAGTAGGAGCTGCATCTAATATTAGTAATCTATCTAAGTTAATATTAAAATTATAACTATCAATAATTTCATCTACAATCCAAAAAGTATCTTTTATAGAAATACTTTCTGAGAGTGGTTTGTAGAATTTGATTAAGATATAGAATGTGTCTTCTGTTGTATCTAGATCAATATTGATAATAACAGGTGTATTATTTCTACTAAAGTTTGCTAAATAGTACTTTAAATAAGGAGTATTATTAATCTCATTAATTAAAATATCTGTTTGTTCTTTTATTAAATCATTATTTAAAAAAGTAGAACCTACTCTAATTTCTGTTCTATCATCAGATATTTCTTTAATAAAAAGCGGTGAAACTGGTGTTCCTATTTTATTTCTAAAAAAGTTATATATTACTCGAAATTCACCATTATTATATTGTTGTTTTAAATCTTCTACAGGATCTATTTCTAAAGAAGAATAAGTACCATCTAAATTTAAAGCGACATCTGAGGGAGATTTGTATGATAGATAGGAATAAGATTGGGATAAAATCTTATCTAAAGCATCAGTAATATGGTATTCTATATAATCATTTGCTAATCCAAAATTATTTGCAATAATATTTTGGCCTAGTAAAGCAATATCTTTCTCATCAAATCTATTTGTTTGAGTAGTACTATTAATATTCCCTATGATCCTTATTTCAGCCATTATTTTTTATTATTTGTGTAATCCGTAATAATTGTTTTTGCTTCTAAAAGTTGTTGTCTTAAAGAAGTAATTTCATCAAGCAATGCTTGAATATCTAAATCATCAGCTAATTTAACTCCCAAATATTCGGCTTCTTTATTTAAAATATATCTATGAGATTCAACTTCATCTTCTTTAGGAATTTGATAAAATAACTCCTCATACAATTGAAAAAAATCTTCAATATTAAAATCAGGAGTCGCATTAATTCTAGAAAAAAAACTAAAATTTGTGTCTAATACACTTTCATTCCTTCCTAAAATAGTTTTATCAACTTTTATATTAGCCATTATCTAATTACTTTAAAAATATAATCTTCATCAAATACAATAGTTGAACCATCAATTACTGATTTAATCAAAATCTTGTAGAACCTTTCAGGTTGTAATCCATTCATATGAACTGTAAAGAAACTTGAAGTAGGATCAGCACTTATTTTAGTATAATTAGTATCAAAATCAACTACCCATTCATCTGTATCTAAATCTTTAATAGCCCAATATGATGAACTAGGTAATAACTTAGACCCAGTTATATACAATTGGTTAGTATTAAATGTTCTTGGTGGATATTGATCTCTAACTCCTAATCTAAATTTATTAACCGAATCTTGTTGAAATTCAGATTTGTTATTCTTTAAAGAAACAACAGCTTTATGATTATTAGTTACAGTTAAACTACCAGTAACGAATGTACTATCATTCCATCTAATTTCCAAACAAGGAGGATAAATAGTATGAGTATCTGATGAAAAATATTTTAACTCGAATGGTGAACTTCCTGTTGAAAATTCTATACTACTTGAATGTTTTAATATAAAACCCTCATTTTGTATTTTTACAGAAGCAAATGGATTTGTTTCATAAGCATAAAACGCAGCTACAGTTGATGTAACATCTATTTCAATGTCTTTTTCATCACTATTAGTAAATGATTGAGAAGATGTTGGGGTTGTATGCCAATCACCACCTCCACTTATCCAAGTGTTTACTACAGTTTTATTACTCCAACTTACACCATCTGTTGTAGATGGAGAATTTGCTAAACGACCTGTACCAACATCCCAAGATCCTGAAATAGGGTGACACATTATTCTATAATCTGCTGGGATTTCAGAAGCATTTGCTAAATATAGTTTTAGATATGCTTTGTAATTACTTCCAGACACTTTATTTGAAATAATATCACTTATTTCACTTGTTGAAAATTTAATAAGAGCTCTAGAAGATTCTCTTGTATTTGTGAATGCACTTTCAAATGTGCTAATTTCTAGAATCTCGTCTATCCCTGTATTAACTGCAGGGTAATATGAGAAAATTGTTGCGTCCTTTTCAGGGAATAATTTATATACGGCCATGTAAAAGAGTTTCCGGTTATGCTACATATAAATATAGCAACCGGAAACTCCTATTTAATTATGTGTTATTTAAAATATTATGCTAATAATGCATGATATTCTTTAAAGTGTTTAATTCTATCTGCTAATCCAATAGTTCCACCGTTAACACGCTTAGTGATTTGTGTAACAACTGCATCAGTTGCACCACCATCTGCTAATTTATGTAAACCATTTTTACTGAAGAACCATGCAGCTGATAGTAAAGCATATTTTCCTGCTACTACTGTTGGGTCTGATATTAAGTCTTCATTAATAGATTTACCAAATGCAGTATAATTGTCTTTTCCTGTTAATTGAATATAACCACGGCCACAGAATTTAGCACCATCACCAGAAGATTCAGGTCCATTACCCATTCTATTACCGTAAACCTTGTTAGCAATTTTTTCAGGTTTTCTAGCATATGCCGCAGCTGATGCTTCTGTTGGAAAATATTTTCTAAATGTGTTTGTTAATCCTTTAGCACTGTAATTCAAATTTTCTTTTGTTAGTCTAAATCCACCTGATTCATGACCACATTGTGCTAAGAAATGAGCTAATCTTAATGGAGTATTTATTTGGAATTTTTCCATAACTCCTGGAATTTGGGCTATGACCGCCTCGGGAATGTGTCCTTTTAATTTTTCTAGGTTCATATTTTATTTAATTTATAAAGTTACAATTCTTCCTTGTATATCTATATCTGGGAATCTGATTTCAAATATAGATGGGTCTAATGAAGGATACAATATATTATTTCTAATAGCACCATTAATATCATAGCTATATGGAGAATAATTACCTCCAGATTTATTTACAATTTCAACCTTAGATATTGATTGAACTCCTCTAACTTGTAATAAAGTTGAATTTACATCAGATATAACTAATGGTTTATTTATTTGCATATTTTCAATGCTAAATTTATCTTTTAATGCTTTTATACAATTACTTAATACTTCTTTATTATTAAATGTTGGTAAAACAGAAATATCAAAATTAATACCTATATTAAGATAATAAGCATTTTTAATATTAATAGCATCAGTGGCCATTCTATACTGTGATAAATAATTTTTAATGTTATTTTTTAATACAGAAGATGGCATGATTAATTGTTTATTAGCGTTATATCCTAAAGTATATAAACTAATAGATAGTGGGTTATTATCTAATAAACGATCATTTCCTGAATTTTGAGATAGAGCAAAATCATTAATTGCATATACTTTAGCTACAGAACCAAAATGACTAGGCATGCTAAGTACTCTATTAATGTAATCTTCTTTAGTTACTACTCTATTTTGAGAAGAGAATGAATAAAGGGTATTTTGTCTAATTTCTTCAACAGTATCTTCATCTCTACCCCCAACCGCAGGTTCAGGATTAGTTATAATCATACTATTAAAAATATCAGTGTTTTGTGGAGATGTTACATTACCATTAAAAGTAATATCAGCTAAATTAAACTTTCTATTTACGATTTCATTAGATGAAATATTAGAAGCAACACCACCACCTACAAGATATTTTATAGTTAAAACACCTGTTGGTGCTAATCCATATTCTCTAGTAGTTACTACGGTTGCTTTATTAAATGAATTAGCTGGGTCATATACGTTAGCATCTATACCAATACTTAAATTATTTGGATTAGGTAATATAGAAGAATCTGAAGATGAATTAATACCTGCTCCAAATTGTAATTCTAAATCGCCATTTTCTTTAAATCTAGTAACAAATCTTTTAGGTGATTCTATATAACTTAATAAATACGGAATAGAATCTGTATTATAAGTTGGGTTTGTTGCTCTTTGTGGGATACCTTGTTGCGCTAAATATGGTACTTCATACCAAATTCCATTTGTACTATCGGTTACTTGTAATATATTTAATATTCGATTATCAGATATAGTAGTACTTGTGAATTTTTGTGGGGTTTGTCCAAAATCAACAGTAGTTGTTTTAATTTCTGCTGAGATTGCTTTTACGGTTTTTGTAACTCTAGCAAATCCTGTGTTTTCAAAGAATATAGTTCTATTTTCTTCTTTAGAAAAATCAACCAATTCAGTAGTTAAAAATTTTACACCATTTATACTTTCAACAACACTATTCTCAGGAATTATCATATAATAATTACTATCTGGAATTTGTGTATTGTTTAATAAATTTGTAATCAAAGGTACTCTTTGAGACATTTGTAAATCAACATATGAAGCATATGACATTTTAGGTCTATACCCCAAAGCATAAGCTAAAGATAAAGCATTGCTTTTTTCTTTTGTGTATAAGAGTAAATTTTCTTGGAATTGAGTGTCTAGATAAAAAGATAAAACGTCTCCTACATAAGAAGCCATTTCAATAAACATCATTCCTGGTGATGCATCTGAAAAATCATTATGTACTGTAGGGAAATAAGTCTTAGCATGATTAATCAAAGTTGATTTAAAATCACTAAAACTTTTGTTTAAATACGATATGTTTTTTGTTTCAGACATTATTCAAAGTTAATTTGTATTTCATCCGCTTCTCCTGATATTCTCATACTATATTCAACTTTTACATTTACATAGTTTTGATCTGGTTCAGGGGTAATGATTACGTTTTCTAAATTTATTTCAGGTATAAATGTTTGTACACCAACCCTTATGTTATTATTAATTTTATTAATATTATCCGTGTTGATAAAATCAAATATAGACTTTTTAATATCACAACCAAATTCAGGATTTTCAACTCTTTCACCTTTATTAGTTAATAAAAGATTAATTAAATTATATTTTACCTGTTCTTTAGTACTATACGTGCTTTTAAAAGCAGAGAACTTATTAAAAGGAATACTAAGACCAATTGCAATATTTTTTTGCAAATCTCTAGGATCAACACGATATATTCTTGGTGTAGGCATTATCCTTGTGATTGTAACATTTGTCTCATTTCTTGAGGACTAAGGTTATTAGCAGTATCATTAATAAAAGCAGCAAATGGGTTATCACTATTTGGATCTACTTGTAGGTTTTTTGATTGAGGTTTAGCACCTGCTGGCATTCCGAACATTTCTGCCATTTTGTTACCAACTTGTGATCTCATTCCAACACTATGAACATCCCCACTATCAAATGATAATGAACGATTTTCAGTAAGTGGTTTACTTTGTACAGCATTTCCACTTTTTAATTGTTCCAATAACATTAAGCCAATTTCTTCACGAACTGCTTCGCGAACTGCTTCTTTAATAACTGATTTGAATTGTTTAGCATCCATAATAATAAATAT